TCTCCGTCCAGCTGGCGTTTGGGGCCAGTTTGAAGAGGATCATCTGGCCGCCGCCGATGACGAAGCTGGTGAGCGCTGCGGCGATGTAGTGCCCGTTGTTGACGTTGAGGCTCTGCGCGCCCAGGGCGAATACAAGGACAAAGGTGCTGGCGAAGAGGGTGAGTTCGGTCATGCTTGTGTTTCCTGTCTGCCGCCACCGTTCCCGATGGCAGCTTGATTGAGATTAGACCGGCTTGCCGTAGAACAGCGGTCGACCTACGCCATCCTTTACTTGCTTGACCAGTCCCTTGGCAGCATCTTCCAACACTTGGTCCGGACGGATCAGTTCGTACCAGAAGTTCACTCGGCCATCGCGGGCGCGGTAGCGTAAGCGCGCGTCGATGCGGTAGGAGTCGCCGGCCCAGAAGACCGGGATGCCGATGCTGAACTTGTCGAACATTTCCATTTTCTTCAGGGTTTGGTCGTCGTCGTTTTCGACGTAGCTGATCTGCACCGCGCCGTTCTGCAGGCGCATCGCGGACTTGAAGCGCATGTCTTGATTGGCTTCGAAGTTGAGCGCCATTTCCAGCATCTGCGCGCCGGACGGCATGCCTTCAGCACCAGCGATGTCTTTCAAGTTCTGCTCAATGAATGTAGCGAACTCGATTTGGCTTAATGCATTGCCTTTACCGTCGCCGCCGAACCAGCGCAGCCACTCGGTAGAGTAGGCTGGAATGTATGTTGCCGTATGGTCTCGCCAGTCTTGTTGGTCTGCCTTCTCGCCGTGGTCGTTGATGATGGCGACCAATTTGATGTTTCCAGCGCGGAAGTCAGCATCGCACCACACAGTGGAGTCGGTGAGTGAGCCGTGGCGCTTGACGTAGTCGATGAAGCTGTCGGTGTTGCCGATGGTGACCTTGGCAGATTTTCTGCGCGGCTTGCTCATGTACTTTTCGATATCGTGCATGGTGTAGTCGGTCGGGGCCAGCAGCACCTCGACGTCGTTGACTTTTTGCACGATCGGCTTGCGCGCTTCGCGGGCAATGGTGGCGGCGTAGTTTTCGTTTTCTTGCATGGTTTTCTCCAGTGTATGTTGATGGCTTATGCTGCAAAGCCAATCTGTTTCAGTGTGGCTGGTGTAGCAGCTCCGGCTCCGTCGCCGACCATTTTCAGGTCAAGCTTTTGTTGGTTAGGGTCGTCTGCCACCAAGTTGCCTTCAGGGGTTGCGAACAGCATGGCCTCAAGCGGTTCGTCGGCCGGCTTGGTCATGATGACTTTTCCGGTGATGATCATCGCGCCGCCGCGCGTCGCTTTTTTGACGGTGATGGCGAGGTTGATCTTTCCTTGTTTGCCGAGTTGGTCGACAGCGCCGACCAACTCGGCAAGCTTGTCGCTGGCGGTGTCGATGAATACGCCGCCGCCGATGTGGCGAAGGGTGTCGGTGATGGGTCTGATGCTCATGGCGTTTCTCCTTTGTGGTGGTGGTTGATGGTCATGCTGCTTTCCTTTCTTCTGCTCTTGCCTGAGTGAGTTCGGTCATGGCATCAGCCTTTCGCTACCCACAACCTTGTGCGCGTTTTTGTTTTTATCTCAACGACCCGGTTTTTTTTCAGCAGGGAAATAAGCTGGCTGTACACGGTGTTGTATGGCGTGCTGGCGATCTCTGCCAGGTCGTGCGCGTGATCGGTTCTTTGAGGTGCGGCAATAATTTCATCGCGCTGTTTATTTTTTTCGGGCGCGGAGCATTCTGGTTAATAGACTTATACCGGGGCGGTATCCAGTCACTCAATGGCGTCACTTTCTGGTTGAGCATTTCGGCGAGTGTCATAGCGTGCGCGCCGCTTTTTCGCGAGCCTCTTTGGTGGAGCATCCAAGCGAGCGGTAGAATGCGCACAGGTCGCGCTCGCGGCGTTTTTGTCCGATCCAGCGACACAGCCGAAGAATCCATCCCGGATTGCGGCGGCGCGGGACAAGTAGTTTTTTGTTCATGCTTTATCTCCTAGTCAACAATTTTTCGCCAGCACGTCCAGCGCTTTCCGTACCCATGATCCAACCCCCATTCCAACAAAAATATTTGTTGTTGCGGATTAAGCCATTCAGGTCGCCATCGCTTCGGCCATACCCCGTCTTTCTTTGCCATTACCGCAAACTCATAGAACGTTTCTTTGCGGAACTGCGCGATGCCCATTGATAAGCCGTCATCACCCACGGCGTCGTACCGCCAGCCTGATTCGCATGCGATCACTCGCAGCATGGTGCGGGCATCTGCGGCCCACCCAGAGAGCGGAGCGATGATTGCCGCCATTAAAATAACGGCCCGCACTTCACGCCATCCCTTTTGGTTTACAGATGACCGCGAGCGGCGCGCTGGCATCTGGCAGCATTCGGATGCCGATCAGCGTGGCCTGCATGGCGCTGGCGGCGATGACGTTGCGCACGGTGCGTGTGCGGCCGTGGATGAGGGTGATCAAATAGTGGTTCATGCCGCCTCCATTCGATTGTGAACTTGCTGCATCCGAGAGTCGGTCACCATGTTGTGGTTTCGATTCGCCAAAACTTGCAGGCAAAGCGATTTATAAATAAGCGGGTTGGTGAGCGCGGTGGTGAGTGTTACACCCACATAACGCAGGCGCGCGCTCCGATACGCCCACGCAAGTTCGTCTGCCGTGATGTCATTTGGTGTTTGCATCCATCCCTCCGGCGATGTAGGCCAACTTGAGTGCGGCTGGATACCCGTCCATGTTTGCCGGCGCCCGTCCCAGCTCTCCGTCGCGCCACCCGCGCCTATAAAAGTCCGCCTGGTCTGCGGCGCAGAACACCGCTGGAACTTTGATTTTGTCGAGATCGGTCATCCCATCACCTCTATTTGTTAGCCCCGGTGCATCCCGGCTCGCGGGTTTTGCTTTGGGGGCGAGTTGGTTAAGTATAGAACCGCTAAACATACAATGTCAAGCAAAACTAAACCTGCAACATAATAAAAAGCCGCAGGGGTTTCCTGCGGCTTAATTTAGAGGTGTGTGATGCTGAAAGAGCTTAAGAATTATCTTGGGCGGGATATGGCTGGTTTGTGTGAGTGGGTCGGCAGTCAGTTGGTCAATTATTCTTTAACGCGCATCATGTCGCGCATCGACTTGGTGCAGTATTTATTCCGGCCGCATCGCATCTGGTGAGTGATTGATATTGGCTGCTGCGTCTCCAGACGGCGCAGCCAATGAGGATGGCGCCGGTTTCATTGTTACTTTTGCCTTGGATTTTTCGGCTGATTTTAGTGATTTTTTCAGGAAGTCCTGCGCCTGTTTGGCCTCGTCTCCGTCAACTGTTTCGCGTTTCAGTACGTCGTTTTGCAAGATGCGCACCAGTTGGTCGTTCTCGATCTTGATGTTGCCGCTGACCTTGCGCAGCTCCCTGCGCAGGGATTGCAGCATCGGTTCGCTGGTGAGTAGGGCGGCAATGGAGAATTTGCTGGTGGCTTGTTGCTGCTGGAAGAAGGCGGTCATAGATGATTGTGTGAACCCCTCGCGGCTGAGGTTGCCGAAGCATTCAATGAATTGCGGATTCTTTGCGCTGGCTTGGAGTAGGTCGATTTCGAAAATTAGTGATTTATCGATGGGTTGGCGGAAGTGGATTTTGTATACCTGCCACACCGCGCCATTGGTGAGCACGATCCACTCGATGCCATGGTTCGCCCCGTAGTCGATGGCTTGTTTGACGTGGTTATCTTTTAGCGTTTGCCCGATAGCTTTGGCCTCCAGCAGGAAGCGCACATCGCTACCAACTTTAACAGCCAGATCAACATAGGTTCCGCGAATAGCGAATTCAGTTGTGATCTCGATGTATTTCTTATAACCAAGCAGATCGGCCAACATATCGCCAATAATGACCACGGTATCCGATTCGCTGACATCACGGTCTTTTGCGTCTGAAAGGATGGACTGATACTTCCTGAGCTGCTGAGCCAAGCGGTCGGAGACCTTCTTTGATATTGCCATGTTTCTCCCCTGTGAAATCAAAGCTGAGTTGGATTTGGATTTTAAGGATGTTATTGCTTACCGTTTGTTCCTTCTTCTGGTTCAGCAAGCGAATTCCCTGCCCGATACCAGGCTTGCCTCTCTTTCACGCCAAGGCGTCTGGAGATTTCATCGGCGATGGATGTTTTCCCTGTGTATATCCAGTCGATAGAAAAATCCAGCGTCTTTTGCAATAACAACAACCTGTCTGCTGGTGGGGTGACAAGATTGGTCTCCCATTGAGAGACCATTCCTTTCGACACGCCACACAACTCCCCAAACTTTTCACCGGAGAGATTGTTGTGTTCCCTTAGTTCCTTTAAGCGTGCGCCGATAGTCATTCTCGAATTGTATAGCCGTTCTAAATCAATATGGTTTAGTGACGCTTGACATTGTGTGTTTAGTAGTATTAAACTGCGCTCCATCATGACTATCTCCATAAAAGAAATTGCAGCAAAGGTGGGCGGGGTTGTTTCCTTGTCAACTCAGCTTGGCCTATCACGCGGCGCAGTGTCGCAATGGGAAAAGGTGCCTTTGGATCGTGTTGCTGCAGTGTCAAAGCTCACTGGTATTCCTAGAGAGGATTTGCGCCCAGACATATTTGGCGACTACCCGGAAGAAGAACGAACAAGGGAGGCCGCATGATGCGCGCCTCGATACAGCCTTCCTCCTCCCTGAGCGAAGTCCGCGCGAAAGCGCGGTTGGTGCCATCCGGCCTTGCGGTCGGGTGGCATTTTTTTCTGGGTTTGAGTGAGTGTGTTCATAGTTTCACTGTAGGTCTGTAGCTGGTTTCGTTCAATGATTGTCAGGGGGATTTCAAATAATGGATCAATTGGATATTGCAGTGCATCAGACGGCGCATGATGCGCCGGGCGGATTGCCGGCGCTGGCTCGGCGCATCGGTGTTCGTGAGCAGGTGTTGCGCAATAAAGTGTGCCCGACTACGGAATCGTTCCACCTCAATCTACGCGAGGCGTTGGCGATGATGGATGCGACCGACGATGATCGCATCCTGGCTGTGTTGGCAGAGATGCGCGGCTATATGCTGGAGCGAAAGCAATTGCCGGATGCGGAGAGCATTGTGGCGGCTGTGTTGTCAGCTGATGCAGAGCATGGCGATGTGTCGCGTGAGATTCAGGCGGCGCTGGCAGACGGCAAGATCACCGAGACCGAGCGCGCCGCGATCGCAAAGCAGATACACGATGCGCACCAGGCGCTTGACCGGTTGAACTCTACCGTGCAGCACACACCCCATCGCGCCCACAAAGAAATCCAGTGATGTTCAACCTCCTCTGCGAACATGTAGCGCAGCAGCCAGCGCGCCCAGCGCGTAGCCATAACTCAAGCATTGGCCGCATGGTTGCCCCCATTTCAATCCCCATCCCCCTGCGAAACAAGAAGCGGCTCGGTGGCACACACAGTTGCGCGCCCGTTGCAACAGTTGCAACAAGCCCTTGTGCACCAGGTAAAAGGTACTCCCTGGCCTCATCCCTTGCGGGTAATCCGCACCCCGATGTTTGGCTAGGGTGTGGCTTTCCAAAGTTGGTCAACTCGGCGGGGGGTTCATGCTGACGGTCAAGATCGAGGGAATGGATGCGCTGAAGCGAATGCTGAGCGAGATGGGGCAGAAGCAGGTTCCGTTCGCGGCGGCGCAGGCGATCACCAAGACGGCGAAGTCGGTAGAGAAACGACTGCAGGCAGACATGGCAGACGCGTTCAAGTCGGCCAGCCCGTACACGAAGCGCGCGACGTTCTCAACATCGGCGACGAAGGCAAAGCTGGAAGCAACGATCGGACTGAAAGACCAAAAGCCGTCCAGCGGAACCGCTCCTGCGGTGCTGCTCAAGGAACACTTCACCGGCGGACTGCGCGGGAACAAGCCATACGAGAAGGCCATCATCGCGATGAGTGGAATGCCGTCAGGCTGGCGCGCGATACCTGGTGGTGGAATCAAGAAGGACGCCTACGGCAACCCAAACCGCAAAGAGATCGGCGAGATGCTTGGCGCACTGCGCTCGCGCATGCAGGTGTTCAAGGGGCGCGGCAAGAAGGTCGCGCTGGTTGGTTACTTCATCGTCCCAGTCGGCGCTCAGTCGCACCTTGTTCCAGGCATCTACAAGCGCGTCGCGCGCGGCGCATTGGCCGCGATGTTCATCTTCGTGAAGTCTGCCAACTACCGCAAGGTTCTCGATCTGCAGCACACGGCTGATAAGATTGTGCGCGCCGAGTTTCAGACGAACTTCGATGCCGCCTTCGCCAATGCCATGAGGACGGCGCGATGAACTACACCAACTACGACGACGCCAGGGCGCAACTGCTCGCGCTCGGGCTGATCATCGACAAGCAGCTCGACACCAGCGGCCGCATCCAGCGCTGGCTGGTGGATGGTGAAGACCGCGAGAAGCGCGGGTGGTCGAAGCTGGGGGATTGGACATCACCGAAGGGCAACACCTATCTGGTCGGCGCGTTCGGCGTTTGGCACGGCAACGACGATGGAAAACAAAAGATCGAGTTGCCGAAAGATGACGGCACCGGCAACGGATTAAGCAAGGAGGATTTGGCCGCCATCAAAGCCAAGCAGGCGCTGCTCAACAAGCAGGTCGAGGCAGACCGCGCCGCAGAAGCCAAGCGCGCCGCGCGTTGGGCGGCCAATGTGTGGGAGCACTGCGCACCGGCTACCGAGCACGAGTACATGGCACGCAAGCAGATCAAGCCGAACGGCGCGCGTATGCTGCAGTCGCTGGAAGGCATGACGCTGACCGGGCTGGATGAGGCGAACAAATACCGCATCAGCAGCGCGAAAGGCTCGCTGGTCATACCCATGCACAACACGCACGCCGAGGTGTGCGCCCTGCAATTCATCCTGCCAAAGGAGCACCCGCGCCGCGTCAAGACCGGGCGCGACAAAGAGTTCTGGCCGAGTGGCATGGCCATGTCCGGCACCTTCGGCTTGATCGGACACATCAAGCGCAACGGCATCCTGTTGCTGTGCGAAGGTTTCGCCACCGGCGCCAGCCTGGCAGACGCCACCGGACAGACCGTTGCCTACGCATTCAGCGCCAACAACCTAGTCAAGGCCGCCAAGGCGCTGCGCAAATCCTACCCCGCGCTGCGCATCCTCATCTGCGCAGACGACGACTACCTGACCGAAGGAAACCCCGGCTGCGCCGCCGCCTCTCAAGCAGCCGCCGCAATCGATCTTTGCGCCTGGACGAAGCCGAACTTTCTCGCCGACGACGGCACAGATCCACGCGACGGGAAGAAGCTCACCGACTACAACGACATCGCCGTGATGACAGGGATTACCCTGACGCTGGCGAACCAGATCAACGCAAAGCTCGACGAGCTGAAATGGAACGAGCGCGCACCAGTAGTCGCGGGAGAAAACCCACAGGGGGGAGGGGATAAGCGCAAGCGCGCGCAATCCGTCATGCTGATGGACGACGCCATCAATCGCTTCATCCCAATCGATGACGGCACCGGCAAGACGCTGTTCGACACCTGGACGAACAAGCTCGCGCTCAAGGACGCCATGCTCTCCGTGCTGCCCGCCGGGGTGCGCTGGGACGAC